TGGACTTAAACGCCTCGGCCTGTTGCCTGATGACAGGGTCAGCGCTGGATGCCACGGAAATTATCTTGGCAGCACAGCTTAATGCTAACTCCTCAGCAGTAAAACCACGCTTCTGCGTAGTCTCTACCATAACCGCACCAGCACTGCCGTTCATCCCCGATACAAACATCAGACACGCACACTTCTGACCATGCCAGAGCGGTACTCATCTGTCGTATCGTAACCTTCTCCAAGGGATTTAAGCCGCATCACGGCATCATCGTATTTCGCCTGATACCATTGGAGAAGCTCACCATCGCCCTTGAGGAAGGTATACCCTTCCACCAGACAGCCATAAAGCAACGCGGTTTCGGCGTTGGTTCCAAGCCAGCTTGTACCACCGCTAGAGGCGGTAATTGATTCAGGCTTATACAGATAATGAAGTTCTGTCGCAAAATTAGCATTCGGGGTTGGCCCCAGAATAAATGTATCCCTGTCAAAAATACTGTAATACTTTGGAACATTTTCAGTTGCCTCTACGGGATATGCTTCCCGAATGAAATTCACATCCTTGAATAGCAGGTATTCGTAGCCGGAATTATCAATAGCAAGAGAATACGGCCCAAGAAAATCGCTGGGCATCGTAAGGTAAGGGTTACCCTGACTCAATGTTCCCGTAACATTCTTGCGGAAATCTGGAAGCTGTACGGTACGCAGTATCCTTTCCTCGGCCTGCGTAATAATAAGGGTAAGATTGGCGACAAAGGTGGTCTCGGAGGACTCAAGGTAGTCCTGTATAGCCGTCTTTAAAGTGGTAAAGGTAAATGCCATTAGGTTATTTCCACCGTTACTCTACCCACATAACCGGAACAATCCAGCCCCACGGTACGACTACCCATAGGAGTAACACCTCCGCCAACCGGGTCAAACGCCCCCAGTATCCGGCTCTGAGTATAGCCACCGTCAGGTCTTGGGTTACGCAACGCCTGCGGATCAGACATATTAATCATCCCCAGCTTCCACTGGGGGTTGTCCACATCCAGTACATCACGGCCTACCAGCATCCCGTTGGGTCTGCCAGCCTCAATCTGTGGCACAAGGTCTCTTAGCTTGTAACGAAAACCCGTCCTGTCACAAAAACCGAAGGCATGTTTACCGCTTGCAAAACTACTCATAAGTATTCATACCCACCCGGAACCACATACAAGGAGGCTTTCTCTCTAGCCGCATCAGATGCAAGATTCCATTGTTCTTCATAATCCTGTTTAAGAAAGTCAATTCTTTGGGCTGCTTCAGGCTTCTTAATCGCAATCTGATAAGCCAGACCAGCCGTAAGCGGGGGCAAGAACCGTGCCGGAACATCCACATTGAGAGTAGCGGGTGTCCCGCTGTCTTCAATTCGTTCCATGTAATAGTAACCCAGAGTCCATGTCTGTGATGCGTCAGGTACGGGCCATACGTTAATAGTTATACCACTGGGCGCTCTTTCAACCCAATACTGGATCGGTCTACCCTGAAGCAGCTTGTTGGTCTGGTGGGAATACTGGGCGATGGAAATACGCTGCATGGTAAGGTCGGACTGCTTGGTAGTGCTTCCTGCGTTGGTTCGCATGAAGGCTTCCACTATGTCTAACTTCTCACCACTAAGGGCATACGCACCTACTCCCGGTGTAAGCGCAGTGCTAGTATCCTTTACCGTCCATAGACTTAACCCCCTGTTCTGCCATTCCAGCAGCAACAGGTCAAGGCTACGCCGAGCGGTACGGTAATCAAAACCAGTACGCATCTCAATATTACAGCGCTCGTAGGCTTCCTCCATGATCTGTCCAAGATCAAGATTGAAGGTATAAGTTCCACTCGTCGCCATTAAATTGTTCTTCCTCTGGTATTTCCCTGTACAGCTCTGCCATCACCGAGCCTGCCGCCTGAAAACATCTTCCGATCTATTCCGGCCTCCTTCAAGGCAATAGCCATTGCCTGACTACGGTTGGTAACCTTATGCCCGGAACCTGATTGGAGCTTGCCGTCCTTGAACTCGCCCATCACCTTACGAACCTTTCCCTTCTTGTCCATTGCCATAATATAACGGCCTCTAGTTATCGGTTTTTCTTGAAACCCTTCAGGGTTTTGGCAAGATTGGCCCGTTTCCGGGTAGTGGGATTCTTCGACTTCGATAGCTTGCTCAGTTCCTTGCCGCTTATCTTCTGTCCTTTTTTAACACCAGCCGCTCTACGCAGACTACCCGGCTTCTTGATCGCGGATTGTATCCAATTCTTTTTACCTCTTGCCATTTCGCCTCCGGTTAACTGTTCGTGAAGTCACTGCCAAGTTAGATCGTTTGTTGTTGTTGGGGTTGCGGTCTTTATGATGAACATCGCGCTTGTCACCTTTTGATACCGCTCCGGTTGCAAGCAGTTTATTACGCCCCGTATTCCTTCCGGCCCTGCGCTTCTTCTGCACAGGTTTCGCATGGTAGTTCTTGTACTCACTACGATAATTTCTAGCCATCAAATTGCGCCTTATAGGCTTGCGTAACCAAAGATGCCTTCTTATCCCTGCGGTCTAGCTCTACACCGAACTCACGGGCAAATTTCTCAAGCTGTAACTTCGTCAGCTTGTTAAGGTCAGAGCGGCTTGTTTCGTCTACGAAAATAACTGATTTGGCTGCTGGTTTAACTATTTCTTTTTTTTTTGCGCTGGCTTCTTCTTGGAAGCCGGAGTTCCACCCATCTTGGCTAACCTTGCCGTGGCTTCCTTCTTCTCCATCGGATCAAATACTGAGATGTCATACTCTCCATCGGCATTCTTTGATCCTATCTGGTAGACAGGACGACCATCACTGAAATTCCCGTTCTGAAATATTTCTAACTTAGCCATACAAACCTCTATTCGTAGTTTTTAATAAGCGTCAAGATGATCATATAGGTATCACCCGATGCTGCACCGTTAGTTGTAAAAACAATGTCCCCGGTTTTCCCTGTAGTTGAATTATTGGGAATACCAGTAAAGGCTGAAAAATCCAGAGAGTCTGAATAGTTTTCAGGCAGCGTGGCAATCAGAGTGTTGGCGCTTGCGTCGAATTCTATTGTGACTGACATGTTATAGGTAGAGAACTGTATGCCTGCCACAGCAACACTGGTACATGCTGCGCCGGTTCTGGGCTGTACGCTTAAAGTAGAAACGTCCACCTTAACCACCGCGGATTCGCCACCACTATCGCTGACGTTAGTAAACTTCATGACGGCGTTGCGAGGGCCATCCTGTATTGTCTGGGTTGTTACTGCATCTGCCATATCTACCTCCAAAAAGAGCGGGGCCGAAGCCCCGCTGCTAAATTACGTATCTGCGAATGGTGTCTCCAGAGTACCGGAGCCAACCAGAACGCCAGAAACCTGCCATTTGTTGGTATAGATAGGAACCACCTGAATACTGGAACCAGCTATGCCCCCCTTGGTAGTAGTGTTGGTGTTTATCACATCATTAGTACTTCCGTTGGGAATATATTGTTCCGCCGCCCCCGACTTACCGAGAAGAATCTGTCCCACGAAGAGATCGCCCGGAGTTCCTGTGCCACCACACTCCAAAGCCAAGGTGCAGTCAACAAGAAAGATGATGTTGTACATCAGCCCTGTATTGTTAAGGGTGTTGGGTTCTGCACCGGGGCCGCCGGTAGTGGGGTCAGCCGCCACGCTAATTTCAGGAAGCGTGAGAGTTAAGGCGGAGTTGTTAAGGAGAATAATCTTGCCGCCGTGTGTCGTGGGGCTAAGAGTGGTGTCAGCAGTAAGGGCAACAGTGGTCGCCGGGCCTTGGGAATAAAATCCGCCAAGTGAGCGTACTGGGCCTTGAAATGTAGTTAAAGCCATGAGAGATACCTCTTTACGAAAGGATTCGTCTTAGCGTCTTCGTAAACGTCCACTGGGCTGGTCGCTAAAACTATATGTTTCCCAGATAAAAGGGGGCGCTACGCACCCCCATTATCTACTACTTATTAGGAAGTACCGGGCGATGCCCAGATTCCTAGTGGATCAGAAACACCGAAACTGTACCGCTCTCGTGCCTTGTAACGCACGTTACCAGTATCGAAGTCGCCATCCATTGAAGTCTCAAGCGCAGTACGCTCGAAGTGCTTCATACCATTCGGTACATCAGTGATGATGTAGAAAGCGTTACTGTCAGTCAGGTAATGATTGACAGAATAGCCTTCAGGAATGGAGCCATTGTTCTTCAAGGCATTGATGTCGTTATCAGCAGTGCTGACCCGCAATTCAGAATCTAGGATTCTGGTTGCCACGAACATCAGGGCCGGTGGAACAATGAGCCTGCGAGGACGGGCTGCGATCAAAAGTCCACGCTCATCGGTGAACGCTGCGATCTGAATCACAGCATCTTCGAGTGAGGTTTCGTTAAGGTCAGCCGCTGTCGCGGGCCGGTTAGAGTTAAAGCCACCATTAACCTGCGGGTGACCGCCTCCACCAGTTACGCCGTCCGCTACCGCCGTGAACAGGTTAACACCATCGCCAGACTGATAAGCGTTAGTGAAACCGTTGTTCAATGGAACGGCAGCCTTGACTTGCTTGGTGTAAGCCATAGCTCTTGCCAATGCCTTGGTGTATCGCTGTGACAGGGAAGCATAGAGGTTGTCCTCCATTGCCTCTTCCGTAATAGCGAAACCTTGGGCAATAGTCTCGTGGGTATAACGCGCCGTGAACGCTTCCTGCGCTGAATCATAATTGATTGCAGAGCCTTCAGGTTTCACCGGAGCAGCGCCAAAACCACTCAACTTTACTTCTTCCTCAAACGAGCGGTCAGATGATTCAGTTTCATAAATCATCGTGTCCTCGTTTTCGTACTTTGCATACTCTAAGCCAAACAGGGCATTAAGACCCGGAAGTAGCTCTTTGAGCATCTGCGCTCTTGAAATAGCCATTCGCTAGTCTCCTATACGCCTAAGGCGGTACGGTACTGGTGCATTCCTGAAACATAAGTCAGGAGAACATCAGTGTATGCGTCACCTACCACACTATCCGGCCCATTCATAAACTCCAGAATACGCAGGGGTAGTGTATTAGTCGTAGCAGCCGAACTCGCTGTAACAGAGTTCTTGCTACGCATAATAGAGGTAGAACCGGAAGTTTGGGTTACTGCAATGTTATTACCCAAGGTAGTCTGTGCCAAAGAAGCATTCGCCTGCATTCTGAATACGGCGTCTGGATCATCCAGCACATAGGCCATAGCGTCAGTCGCTACAGTCCCAGTAGGCCACATCTGGTTAAATGTGGGCTGGCTGGTAGTAGGGTCTGTATAAAAACAACCCATGAATATACCAACCGGGGTCATGGCCGTTGTACCAGTATCTTTTTCAAGAGTCCCAGTGCTGACCAGTTTTACAAAGTCACCATAAAAAACATTAGCCGCATAAGTGGTGGCTATGGATATATGGCGAACCTTGCCGGAGAAAGAACCACAAGCGCTTAAACCGCCGACTGGTTCCGCCCCCATAGGGGTCGCTGTTGCTGACATAACAATCTCCTCATGTCATCAATTAAAAGACAACCCCTTGCGAAAAAGGGTTATCTTTTGCCAAAGGTAGTCCTGCTAGACCGATCTTTAATTAACGGCATCACAGGGTTCTCTTCTCGCATAAAAGTATTATCAACGGCTTCCATCTGATCATTGGCTATCTTGGCATAATACTCGGCGCGCTTGGTCAGTTGCGATTTCGGAATCTTACACAACAACAAGCCACCAACCTCGACATTTCCCTTAAAACGGGTTCCAACATCAGACATCACCTCCAATTCAGGATGGTCTTCTCCTCTAACAGGAACCCATCCTTCTCTCATTTTCTGCGAGACATTAGTGTTGTCTGGACGACCTAATACGCTGGTACGAACCCAGCGGAAAGCCCATCCCTTTTGGGGCTTGGGCGTAGGCAACGAGGAGGCGGGCCTCCACGCATCATCCGGTCTTTCTTCGCTAGGACGTTCCTCTTCGGAACGAGATGAGCGCGATTCTTCTTCAGACATTAGCCTTACTCCTGTAGTTTAAGGTATGCATCAGCATAGTCTTTGTTGGATACACCAATCTGTCTCGCGATGTCAGCTTGGGATTTGGTAAGCCTTACTTTGCGTCCCCGCGCCCCGTTGTTCCTAGTGGAGGGTGCGACTACGTTGGTAGTACTACGAGTTGAAACAGACCCTCTTACATCAGCCTGTTCCCCATCTAAAAAATATGTCGGGAATAAACCCCGCATCTGTTTGTCTACCTCCTGATAATACGCATCAGCGTCCACAGAAGGCGTTGTTCCTCTTTCCATTAAGTTATCATGAATCGCTAGAGCCGCCGCAGTCATCACCTTTTGATTAGGATCAACCATCTGTCCCGGTTGAGCCGTTAACTTAAACCACGGATTCTGCTGCATCCACTGCTGCTGACGCGGATCGAGCGGCGCGGGAGCGGGTGGACGTTTCTCAGGCAACGGTGGCAACTTCCTTTTAGTCTCAACGCGCCTCTTGTGCTGTGTTTCCCGTGAAACAATCTCACGGTGTTCTGCCTGAGCATTGTTAAGACCTTTCTGGGCCTGAACCATCTTCTCAGTATCCCCTTCCTCGTGAGCCATCTTGTATCTCTGCTCCGCCTCAGCAAGCTGAAGCTCGGTCTTCTTCTTGACCGACGATATCAGGGCATTCTCACCTCGCTGCAAGGTGGTTTTAAGCTTCAGGTTTTCATTATGAAGCTGCTTGGTAACTCGCACGGCCTCTTCAGTCTTACGTTCAGCCTCGCCGCGTTTCCGTCTGTCTTCATGATTAACAGCACGTAGCTTGTTAATCCGCTTCTGAACTTTCATCCCATAGGTTTCAAGTTCGTCCTGCGTAATATCATCAATAAACTGTGACGTATCAATCTCCGCTTCAGCGGCTCTAGCAGGTTTCTGCTCCTCGACAGGGGTGTCATCAACAACCTCCACCTCCTCAGTTAGGGCTTCTTCCTGATTTATCACTTGCGCCGTCACACCAAAGAACTGCTCTTCAGGGGACGTTTGACTTTGGCTTACCTCTTCAGCTTCGCTCATATCTTTACAATACCTCGCGGGTCTTCAACAACAGCTTCAACGCTGTCATCGTTAATTATCCTGAATTCCTTCCCATGAACTAAGAACCTAGTCCCGGAATAAGCCCTCATTAAAATAAAGTCTCCTTCCTTGCAGTAAGGGCCGTTAAAACGCTTGGTGTCCTTGTAGGCATCAGGGCCAAGTTTTACAACCAACCCTACCACAGAGCCTACTTCTTCAATCTCCAAGGCTTGTTGGGATTTGATAATGCCCCCCTCCGTCTTTTCATCCGGTTCGGGCATCGCAATCAGAATCTTGTACCCTTTCGGGTCAGGAAGCAGGTGTGCTTTCCGAGGTGTTTCAGTGGGATTGATTTCAACCTCCACCGCTGATGCTAATGCTTCTGCCATTAGTGTGTCCTTGCACTGGAAAAAAACGTCCAGAGTCGCTTGCACCGCGTCATGCGGAGAATCAGCCTTCTTCGATTTTCTTATTCAAATCGAGAAGTTCTCTTTCTGCCATAGCAAGCCCTTCAATAATGCCACAACATTTGGAATATTCATCAAAGTTTTTACAACCCCCCGCGCTGAGATGGTCGGCGGTTTCGTTCATCATAACCCGTATCCGCTCACGCAGCGCCTGAAGAGCCGGATTACTGAAGACCTCAATCATCTCTATCTCTTTCGCTTATCTCTCTGGTGCGATCATCAATCATTATTTCCTTAGCGATCTGCACCCCAAGTTTAGCGCCTTCGAGTTTATCCTTGGATGCTATCTTGTTGGCTTCAAGCTCTTCGCGAGTGTTGGTCTCGGCAATCTTAACACCCAGCTTCGCGCCCTCAATCATCTCGTCAACGGCTAACTTGTCACGCTCAAGGTCATCCTTGGCGGCAGCCTTTTTAAGATCAGCATTGATCTTGGCCATATCGACCTGCACCCTGTCAGCGGCCTTCTGCGCTTCCAGCTCAAGCTCGGCCTTCTGTAGTTGCATGACCGGGTCTTCCTGCTGGGCTGCCATCTCTGCGGCCTCAGCCTCCTGAATCGCTTTTCCTGTTAACTGGGCAGCGGCAGGGCCGACAAGCTGTGACAGACGGTATTCAATATCCTCCGGCAGACTAGAATCAACCGGCGGTAACGCTACTCCCAGCTCTTTCTCGATGTCTCTTCGGTACTGGAAGGCCACATGTTCTGCTATATGGGCGGTAAGAGCAGCCTGTTTCATCTGGGCATCTGGGGCCAGATTAAGTAATTCGCCTAACTTCGGATCGTTCATAGCCGCGACATGTGCCTCTATATGGGCTTCATGGTCTTGGTATATGAAGGCTTTTACTGGCTCGCCAATCATCAAGTCCATATTCTCCGAAATCGGATCGGTTGGCTTCATGTCGTCGGTACTCGGCACGATCTTGTCTGCATCCCTGATTCCAAGCACTTCCAGCATCTGGCGGTGCAGCAGGGGCAGGTCATACATCTGCGGAGCCTGTGCAGATAGCTGCAACGCGGCCTGATACTGCATAATTCGCTGCGCCATAGTGCCGGAATTGGGGTCACTCACCGGAATTATGTCTACCCGATCATCAAAGTCCTCGGTAGTGA